GAACCATAATGGCAATACCAACTTCTGAGCTACAATCTTTAAAAAATAAATCAATTATTGAACTTTATTCACTAACTTTGATTTCTGCCCTTCATGGTTCGACTGATGTGACAAGGTTTCATTCTGGGGTTGGTATGAATAGCAATGCAAATATAATATGGCAGGGCAACACATATACAAAATTTCCTGTTGTAGCAGATGGTTTTGAATATGTAGGCAAAGGAAGTTTGCCAAGACCGACATTAACAGTTTCTAATACTTTAGGAACTATCACAGCATTAATGGCATCAGTAAATGCAACAACTCCATTTAATGATTTACAGGGAGCCAAATTAATTCGTCATAGAACAATGGCTCAGTTTCTTGATGCAGCCAATTTTCCATCTAACATAAACCCTTTTGGAACACCTAATAGCTCAACTGAATTGCCACAAGAAATTTTTTTCATTGATAAAAAAAATGTGGAAAATAGAGACGTTGTACAATTTGAATGTGTCTCAGCTTTAGACTTTGAAAATATAAGAGTGCCAAAACGACAAGTCACAAGAAAAGATTTCCCATCAGTAGGTCAGTTTGCATGACTTGGAAAGAAAAAGCGATTGAACATTCTATTAGTTGCTTACCAAAAGAATCGTGTGGTTTACTTGCTTTAATAAAAGGAAAAGAAACTTTTTGGCCTTGTAAAAATTTATCTGAGGAACCAGAAGAATATTTTATAATTGACCCTGATGATTGGGCTAGTTGCGAAGATCAAGGAGAACTAATTGGTATTGTTCACTCACATACTTATGGTTCTGCATTTCCTTCCGATGCGGATAAAGCATCTTGTGAATTTTTAGGTTTACCATTTTATATCTATAGTATTGAACAAAAATATTGGCATAGTTTCAAGCCAAGTGGTTATACATCTGGACTTTATGGCAGAAGATGGATTTGGGGCAAGCATGATTGTTGGAGTGTAATTGAAGATTGGTATAAAGAAACAAAAAATATAGAAATCAAATATTGGCCTCGTCCTAAAAGTCCAAAAAAGTTTACTTTAAATCCAGAATTTGAGTTTGCTTTACCACAGTTAGGTTTTATAGAATTAGAAAATACAATAGATTTACAAGAAGGTGATATTTTGCTTATGGAAGAAAAAAATACACTAAGTCATGTTGCATTGTATTTAGGTAACCAAACAGTTTTAAATCACAACGTAAATCAATTAAGTTGCAGGGAAATATACGATTTAGAATACATACAAAAGACAAAAAAGGTTTATCGGTATGCAGCTTAGAAAACTAACAGTTTATGGAAGGTTAAGGCAATTTTTGGGTCAATCTCATTTTGAAGTTGCTGTAAATAATCCTAGACAAGCCTTTGCTTTTTTGATTGCAAATTTTCCAGAAGTAGAAAACCACATGACTAATCAGTTATATAAGGTAAAAATGGGTGATACAGAAATAACTGAAAATTTACTTAATTTAACAGGTGATGGCGATATAAAAATTATACCTATCGCTATTGGTGCAAAAAAAGTCGGAAAAATTTTAGGTGGTGTAGCCCTTGTTGGATTATCTGTTGCAACAGGTGGATTTGGTGGTGCAGCTATAGGTACTTTTGGATTAGGTGCGGGGTCTGTTGCCGTTGGTACAATAGCAACTTCTATCGGTGCAAGTATGATTATTGGGGGCGTGACAGAAATGATAATGCCAGTTCCAGAAATGCCATCTTTTAACGCAAGTGATATGTTTAACGAAAATGACCCTTATGCAAATATGAATTTTGGTTTTTCTGCAATTACTAATAATACAAGAGCCGGCGTACCAGTGCCTATAATTTATGGAGAGGTGTTTACTGGGTCTATTGTTATTAGTTCTGGAATTGACACTGCACAAATAGAGGGTACCGCATAATGTTTGGAACTACTTCAGATGGTCGCAGCGTAGTTCGGGCAATAATTGACGCACATCCTCATGTTTTTAAAAATCGCACAGATATACCAAAAGATGCTCTGGCATCTAAACAATTTCAAACGTTAATTGATCTAATATCTGAGGGGGTTATCTCAGGATTTCCTTCTGCCACTGGTTCTCAAGGGTCTGATGAATATACTACAAGCAGTCTTAAAGACGTTTTTTTAAATGATACGCAAGTTTTACAACAAAACGCTGGAACAAGTCCGAGTGATGAAGATTTTAATTATAAAAATATTACTTTTGTCCCTAGATTTGGTACTTCCGATCAGACAGCTATAAAAGGAATTTCTTCAAGTGAAGCTGAACAAGCAGTAGGTGTTGCTGTCGAAAAAGATACCCCTGTATCACGATCTATTAGCGATTCTAACGTTGACGCTGTAAGAGTAACTATTGCTTTTCCTCAACTACAAAGATTTGAAACTAATGGTGATATTAATGGTGCGGAAGTTTCCTTATCAATACAAACAATAGAAAATGATGGAACTACAAAAACAGTTATTACAGATACAGTAAAAGGAAGAGCAGCGAGTACATATTTTAGAGATTATAAGATAAATCTACCCTCAGGCACTAGCTTTCCTGTAACAATAAGAGTCAACAGAGTAACAGATGACAGTACGGATTCAAACTTAGTAGATGCTTTTCAATGGTCATCTTTTACAGAAATCATAGAACAAACAAACACTTTTGCAAATTCCGCAGTAGTGGCCTTGCGTTTTGATGCAGAAAGTTTTCCTCGCATACCAACAAGAAAGTATAGGGTAAGAGGAACTTTAATAAAAATTCCTCATAATGGAACTGTTAGGTCTGATGGTTCTATTTCATATTCTGGAACTTTCAATGGAAGTTTAAAATCTACAAAAGAATACTCTAATGACCCTGCTTGGGTTTTATATGATTTATTAACAACATCTAAAGGTTTAGGAGATCATATTGATACAAGTCAATTAGATGTTTTCAGTTTTTATTCTGCTTCAGTTTATTGTTCTGAACAAGTTGATGATATGACAGGGACAGGAAATACGGAGGCAAGGTTCTCAACAAACGTAGTTCTTAACTCACAGCGTCAAGCTTATGATCTAATAAATTCTTTGTCCTCAGTAATGCGGGTAATGCCGTTTTATACTGCTGGTTCCATTTCGATAACGCAAGATCGACCTACAGACCCTAGTTATATTTATAACCTAAGTAATGTGACGGAAGAGGGTTTTACATATTCAAACCCTAGTAAATCAACAAAAGCAACAGTCGTTAATGTTTCATATTTTGATAATGATACACAACAAGTAGATTATGAAACTGTAGAAGATACTGCTTTACAGGCTAAATATGGTGTTGTTGTAAAAAATCTTAGAGGGTTTGCAACAACTTCAAGAGGGCAAGCTGCCAGACTCGGAAAATGGTTTTTGTACACACAATCAAATGAAGCTGAAATATGTACATTTAAAACAAGTATCGAATCAGGGTCTATTGTTAGAGTTGGAACTGTTATAAACATACAAGACCCATTAAAAGCCGGTGTTAGAAGAGGTGGAAGGGTAAAAAGAGCTACAACAAAAAGAATTACAGTTGATGATGCAAATTCAACAGATTTAACCGCATCGAATAGTGCAACATTATCTGTAGTTTTGCCAGATGGAACGATAGAAACAAAATCTATTGCAACTGCTGGCATCACCTCTGGCACTTATACACAATCAGGCGGCACTACTATTTCAATAAATTTAAACAACCATGACTTTAATGTTGGTGATGTAGTAACTTTAAACTTCACTTCAGGGGGTACGGCATCACCCGATGGCCTTTACACTATTGCAACTGAAGATGGTGATGACAATTTTACTGTTACTTCAACTGTTTCTGATTCAGCTAGTGGCAATGTGAATGTAACGCTTGCTGGGAGTGAATCTGGTACATACAGCCAAAGCTCAACAACCATAACAGTTACGTTGAATAATCATGGCTTGAATGTTGGAGAAAGTGTTGATTTAAATTTCACAAGCGGCGGCACATCATCTGCTAATGGCAAATATACAGTTGTTTCAGAAGATGGTGATGATACATTTACTGTTACATCTGCCAGTTCTGATTCTGCTAGTGGAAATGTAATCGTAACAATAGGAAGTGGCGGTAATGTTGTCACTGTCACTGAAGCTTTTTCACAAACACCAAATGTAAACACTGTATGGGTTATAGAAAATTCAAGTTTATCTTTGCAAACTTTTAAAATTTTTTCTGTTAAAGAAGTAAACCTTACTGAATATGAAATACAAGCTGTTGCTCATAATCCTTCAAAATACAGCTTTGTTGAAGATGGTTCGACATTAGCAACAAAAACAATTACAACACTTACTCAAATCAAACCCCCGCCTAGTAATTTACAGGCAACTGAGCAAATTGTTGTTATTAACAACAGAGCCGTTTCTAAATTATTTATACAATGGCAAGCAATTCAAGGCGTTACAGAATACCAAATTCAATATAGATTTAATGAAGAAAATTTTATTACACAAAGAATAGAAAGATCAGATTTTACGATTTTTGAAACAGACATTGGTACTTATGAAATTAGGGTTTTTAGTTATAATGCACTTGGTCAGCCAAGTAGACAACCATCTACTGTCACAGTTAATACAGTAGGAAAAACAGCTTTACCAGCAGATGTACAAAATTTAGTATTAGAACCTGTTAACGATCAGTTTGTAAGACTTAGATTTACGCAATCTACAGATGTGGACGTACTTCATGGTGGCAACGTAGTAGTTAGACATTCAAATCTTACAGATGGCACCGGAACCTTTACAAATTCTGTTGATTTAATCCCTGCTTTGGCTGGAAATGTCAGTGAAACGCTTATACCAGCTATTGACGGGGAAGTAATTCTTAAATTCCGTGATGACGGCGGACGTCTAAGTGCCGGTGAAACTTCTGTTATCATTAGCTCCCCAGATGCTTTTCCTAAACTTACAGTTTTAAATGACAGAGAAGATACTGACAGTCCGCCTTTTACTGGTACAAAAAACTCTACATTTTTTGATGCAACTTTAAACGGATTAACTTTAGCTTCGGATACTTTAATTGATAGCGTTACAAGTTTAATAGATACAATTCCATCTATTGATTTTCTTGGAGATATTGCTTCGAGTGGCTCTTATGAATTTGCAAATATTCTTGATTTAGGAAGCACAATGGATTTGAGGTTAAGCAGACATTTTGTGACAGAATCTTTTTATGCAAATGATTTGATAGATTCAAGAACTGCTTTGATCGACCTATGGACAGATATAGATGCTCAAACCGCTTTTGATACCAATGCAAAAATATTAGTTTCTACTACGACAAGCGACCCGACTGCCACAACATCAGCGACGTATTCACAATCTGCATTAACAATAACTATCACTAAATCTAATCATGGCTTTTCTGTTGGGTCATTAATTGATATTACTTTTACAACAGGTTCAACAGCTTCCGCTAATGGAGTATATACAATCGTAACGGCTGCTGATGATACCTTCACTGTAACCTCTTCATCATCTGACACAGCAAGCGGTAATTGTACTTTAGGAGCTGAATTTAGTGCATTTAATACATTTGCAAACGGCACTCATAGAGGTAGAGCGTTTAAATTTAAAGCGGAACTTTCAAGCTCTGACCCTGCACAAACTATATTAATAAAAGAATTAGGATATACAGCAACACTTGAAAGAAGAGTTGAGACTGTAAATTCTGTCATTGCGTCTGGTACTTCAACAAAAGCAGTGTCATTTTTACACCCGTTTTTCACGGGGGCTGCTAATACTTCTGTATCTGCTGGTTCTGCTTTACCTACTATTGGAATTG